TGTTTCATAAAATCCGCTTTTAGGATTGTCCGATTTCATTGCATTGCTTTGAAGGGAGCATATTCCAAAAGCGTGACTTTCAACAACAAACGGCTGATTATTGCCGCCCATACCGAAAGTAGCAGAAACAGTCTGAGATATTTCTTCGGGTCCCGTATATCGTGTATCCTGCGAGTGATTTGAAAAATAGCTTAGTGCCGCAGGTACAGTTCCGGCTCGAAGCGTCGGAGCAGTCTCTTCTTCATAACCGATTGACCGAGCATTTGCGGAGTGTTCCGTACAAAAGCCCGCCGATTCCATTACAACAGGCGGATGATGTGCCTGTGCTCGGAGCGTTGAAGTTATGTTTTCATGAACGTCCATACGCTCGCCGCCCTGATCGCAAAGCACTATTTTTTGCTCATTCGTTCTGTTTGCTGTTCCAGAGCTTTTTTCAGTAAGTCCGGCAAAGCCTTTCCACGCTTTGAAGCTCTCTGAAGTATTCCACGGCAGGCGACCGCACTCAGTAAATAGCGAGAGTCCGCCTTCTCCTGCAAAATCGCAGACAAGGTAGATTCTTCTGCGCCTCTGGGCGACTCCGAAATATCGGCTGTCGATAACCCGATATCCGATAGAAAATCTGTCCCCGATAACCACTCCGGCGTTTTGCCATTTCGCAGGTTTAGGAACAGAAATCGTGCTGTTTTTGATTTGGCAGAAGCTCTCGATGACCGCCCGGAAGTCTTCTCCGTTGTTTGAGGAGAATGCCCCGGTGACATTCTCCCACACAGCGTATCTCGGATATTTGCCATCCGTTTTATCCCTCATTTCTTTTATGATCCTTATTGCTTCAAAAAACAAGTGACTTCGAGAACCGTCAATTCCTGCCCTGCGTCCAGCAATACTCATATCTTGACACGGACTGCCGAATGTGATTATATCAACAGGTGGAAGCTCTGCACCTTTGAGCTTGCTGATGTCACCGTAGTGCTTAACCTGCGGCAGCCGTTTCGTGGTTACACGCTTTGCAAAAGGGAGCACTTCGGAATTCCAGATCGGCTCGATGCCGCTTAATATCCCGGCAACCTCGAAACCACCCGATCCCGAAAACAAGCTGCCGAGTGTTAATTTCTTCATTAGCTCCCCTCCAATCTTTCACACAGTGCAGTAAAAAACGCTTTGCCTTTTGGTTCACGTCCGGCAGCTCGCCAAGTGTCCTCGAGGTCAAAGCGTTTCTCTAAATCTTCAACGGAATAATCGATACGGAACTGACCGTAGGTCTTGTTATCCCATTTTTTCAATTGTTCCCAATGTTCGGGAAACTCGTGATATAAAACACGAAGCTCCGGCAGCGACTGCAGCGGACAGCACCAGCATGATACCCGAGAAAATTTCTCGTAAAGCCCGCCCCAATCGAACCCCCTGTCATAGCAATATTGCAAGCAGTCGGCTTCGGTCATACCCCAATCGACAAGCGGATACCGTTTATTCTCACGGTCGTTTATCTTCCTACGCAGCCTATATTCTTCATCGGCAGCGATACCCACGTACTCAATGATGTTATATTCCTTGCGATAGTCACGGAGAAACTGCGTTCTCGGTCTTGTTTTCAGACGGTCTGTACACCATCGCATTTTGGGTCCCGGCCAACTGAATCCGTTGTGCGAGTCTGTGCCGAGGCGTTCGTTGAATTTTGTTTGTTTGCGATGATGTATAAGCACATCGAAAAAGTAATATTCAAAAGGGTGCTCCGGCAGCACTCTCGTTATGCCGACATCGGTGTATTTCGTGATATACTGCTCGACTTTATTGATATGCTCGTAGAGCTGTTCAAACTCCAAGCCGGTATCGTTGAAAAGAACTACATCAACGGGCATACCGCTTTCGAGTAGTCTAAGCAGGAGCGCAGTGGAGTCTTTACCACCGCTGAAGCTACATACGAACAAGTCTTTCTTAATCATCAGGCGGTTTCACCTCGATTCCCAGCTCGTCATACGGAATATCAACGCCGTCTCGTGTAACATACACATTCTCGGTACTGCCGCCCTTGAACTGAATGTATCTTTTGACCGCAACGTCCACGAACTTCTCCTCGATCTCTACACCGTAACAGGTGCGTTCCATCTGCTCACAAGCTATGAGCGTAGAAGCCGAACCGAGGAAGCCGTCAAGGACGATTCCGTTTGTCATCGTAGACTGCTTGATAAGGTATGCTATAAGCGGCACCGGCTTACTCGACGGGTGTGAAAAGCCGTCTTCCTTGCTGTTCTTTATTCCGTCAAACTCAAACACAGCAGTCTGCTTCTGATCGCCGTACCAGACGTGCTTGCCGTCCTTACGCCACCCGAAGATTATCGGCTCCATATTAAATTTCCAGTTGGTGCGTGAAAGCGGTGCTCTCGGCTTTTTCCAGATAAGCCCTGCACCAACCTTAAAGCCCGCATCTTCAAAAGCATCGTAAAAGATACGAGATTTTGCCGTAGCGTAGAATTCATAGAACGATGCGTCCTTAGCCATGTAGCCGTGAAAGTTTTTGAAAACCTTCATCAAAAACTCGTAGCCTTCCTTGTCGCTGAGGTCATCGTTCTTTATCTTGCCGGACGCACTCTTAAGGTCAACAAAGTACGGTGCATCGGTACAAACGAGATTTACCTTCGTATCACCGAGCAGCCGTTTGTATGTATCGCTGTCGGTCGAGTCGCCGCAGATAACGGTGTGCCTGCCAAGATGCCAGATGTCACCCGTTTTTGAAAAGCAGGGATTTTGCAATTCTTCCTCGACATCGAAGTCGTCCTCTTTGGCATCGTCGCTGTCGGGCGAGAAAAGTGCGTCAAGCTCATCGGTATCAAAGCCCGTCATCGAAAGGTCGAACCCCATATCCTGCAACGCTTCCATTTCGACTTTCAAAAGCTCATCGTCCCAACCTGCGTCAAGAGCAGATCGATTGTCATTTATGATATAGGCTTTCTTCTGAGCTTCCGTCAGATGTTCTGCAAAAACACACGGTACTTCGGTGATGCCTTCCGCTTTTGCGGCGGCAAGCCTGCCGTGTCCGGCTATCACGTTCAAATCCTTATCGACAATGAGCGGATTGACAAACCCGAATTCTCGCAAGCTCGACCGCAGCTTTGTGATCTGTTCCGGCGAGTGTGTCCGAGCGTTATTTACATACGGTATCAGTTTGTTGATATCAACGAGCTGCATTTCTGTAGTAGTGGTCATCTTCTGCCTCTCCTTCCAATTTTTCTCTTCATCGAACTGCGTGTGTCTCTGTTGCGATTACGCAGCTTGTTCTTGCTCTTATCATTCTTTCTTGCCTGCTTGTCCGACTTTACATCATCGGCAGCCGATATGTAGTAATTTGCTTTCATGCTGATCTCCTTCTTTAGTCCCTGTCGTGTTTTACGACACAGTCTCCTTATCCGTTCCTACGTCTGAGCAACGCTTCCATCATATCGTCTTGTAGATTTGAAAACTTCACTTCGACTGAACAATTCTCCTTTACCACCTGCGAAATATCCGCCCAGATAATATTTGCCTGTTTCATATACGCCTGCCCGATAGACACAAACGGCGAACTGTTCTTCACACTGCACCCACCTTGCCACGCAAATCGCATACTGCTCTACAAGGTTTGGATTTACGAGCTTATCGCAATTAACGCTTTTTAACCATGTGCAAATTTTGATGTATATTTTATCCGCACCAAGTGGTCTGCCGTCTCGCTGCTCCGCCGATAAATATTCCGCAGGTGGCGGCATATCAACAGTGTCGAGAGCCACAGGGTCTAACATTTTCAGCGGTCTATGTCCGGGATTGCCGGCAGCGATCTTCTCCGACAAGGCTTTCTTCTTTCGCCCTGCACCCGGACGAGCACCGCCACGGCTTGTACCGTCCTTAGCCATTAATATCACTTCCGTTCTGCAAAATTTACTGCCCCCAGATCTGGTGGCAGCAAATATCGTTTGAATTTGTTTGAAAAAGTTTGAAAAAAATCAAACGTGTCCGAATGTCGGGTGCCCAACTTTTCGCCTAAACTGCGCGCTTCTTTATGGGTCCCCACCAGAGTTACGCTTTTTATGCTATACAATCCGCTATATTTCTAACAAGAATTAAGATAAAGTGGATATGCGTTTGAAATCGCGGTTTTTGCAC